GATTCATATTCAAACGATGATGAATCCCGATCCTGATTTCCTAGATTTAGAACCTCATATATCTTTGCAAGAATTAATTGAATATCATATAGCTTTTAATGTTGATGTCTTTTCTGATTTTTATGATGAGATTGAAGTGCAAAATCAAGTAAAAAATATTTTGTATGATTCACAAGATGATAAGCTAGGCCGCATTAAAGATGTTTATGATGCTGAAATTAAAAGAATAGCAAAATTTATAGCTGAAAACCATGAGAGAGATAGTTTTGCAAGATGGGCATATAATGATACAATCTCGCATGTAATATAACGAAACTTTTTAAGGACAAGATAAGATGAAAACATCCGAAAGCATCAAACAGATTGCTGAAGCTTTAGTATCGGCGCAAAAAGAAATTAGATTTGCCGTTAAAGATTCAACCAATCCTCATTACAAATCCAAGTATGCCAATATCAATTCAGTTATTGATGCCGTTAAAGCGCCACTCAATAATAATGGCATAGCTTTAATTCAATCATTAAGCCCATCAGACGACAATAAACTCCATTTAACAACTCGTTTAATCCATAGTTCGGGGGAGTGGATTGAGGATACTGCCGTCTGCCCTTTACAAAAGCAAGATGCTCAAGGTCTAGGTTCTGCAATTAGTTACATTCGCAGATATTCTATTTCCAGTTTTCTTGCTCTTTATGCAGACGATGATGATGGCCAATCGGCAGTTCTTAATGCGGCAGATTATCTTCAAAGAATTACCCAATCACAATCATTAGAGGAACTCCAGGCTAATTATAATTTTGTAATGGGTGAAGTTAAGAATGATCGCACTTTATCTAAATTAGTTATTGAAGCTAAAGATAAAAGAAAGGCGGAGCTATGATGGAAGGATCAAAAAACAGTAATTTTTACGGGGTCAGGCTATCCTATTCCGCGCAAGAATTAATGGCGTTAGAAGCTCGCAAAACAAGAATAGAAGCTATTAAAAGAGAGCTTGGTGATAAATACTTATTAGCTCCTTTATATGGCAGAATTCAAAGCCCTAAACTATGAATGGCTCTTATTCATATAAAGATAGAAATAATGTCGTTAATATAGCGGAAGTATTATTTGAAAGGTATTGTCAGTCAAAAGGATATTTTTATAGAAGATTAGGTTTTGATGAGAAAAACGATCCAATTCCTAACTTTTACAATCTTAATCCTTTGATTAGAAACCTTCCTGATTTTTATATTAACAATAAAGGTGTGGCTGGATTAGTTATGGTTAAAGGAACGGCTAATATAAAGGCAAGTGAAATTAAACTATTACCGCATTTTTTAGAATGGTTTGATTCAAAAGAATGTCCTTTAATATATGCTTTTTGTTTTAAGGATCAAAAGCCTTTAATGCTTTATCCTGAAAAAGTAGTAGAGCTTTATGAAAATTCAACCGATCAACAATGGCACGATGGCGTAACTTATAGGAACTTAAAATTAAATGGATAGAATAATAAGAGGTATAGAACAGGGAAGCCCCGAATGGATGGCTTTAAGAATAGGCCGCATAGGCGGTAGCCGCATAGCTGATCTTTTAACTAAAGGCAGATCAGGCGGCGAATCTTTAACCCGTAGAAAATATAAGAATGAATTGATCAGGGAAAGGCTAACAGGTAAGAAATTAGAAACTTATAAAACGCCTGCAATGCAACGAGGAATTGATTTAGAACCAATGGCTAGGGCATGGTATGAAGTTAAATATAATACTTTTGTGGATCAAGTGGCCATTGTTAAACATCCTACTATTGAGGGTGGCCAATGTAGCCCAGACGGATTAGTTGATGCTACCAATTCTTTGATCGAGGTCAAAATACCCAATCCCGAGAACCACTTGGACAATATCCTAACAGGCGGTAAACAATTAGATCAATATTATGATCAGGTTATGTGGCAATTAGCTTGCGTGCCTGGCTCTAATGGAAACGAAAAAAGAGAATTTTGCGACCTTGTATCTTATGATCCTGATATGCCTGATCATTTGCAAGGATTCGTAAAGCGTATTTATCGAGATGATGAATATATTAAAACAATGGAAACTGCGGTGATCGCGTTTTTATCTGAAATTGAAACTATCGTAAACAACTTAAAGGAAATACAAAATGGCAATAACCCATGATCTAATCGCTAAAACAGGCGAGTATGTAAACAAAGAAGGCGAAACAAAAGCTCGATGGACTAAAGTCGGCGTGGCTATGCAGAATAAACAAGGTGGCACTTCACTTCTTATTGAATCTATCCCTGTCAATTTTGACGGCTGGGTAACAATGAGAGAACCTCAACCTAAAGAAGGCGGATCAGAAAGCAAAGCTGACCTACCATTTTAATGATTTTACTGATGGCGTGAGCCACAATGTAGCCCATAATGATTGTGCAGTATTTATTAATTAAGGGGAATAATATGTGGACTACACCATCAGCTCAAGAAATGAGATTTGGCTTTGAAGTAACAATGTATGTAATGAATAAATAATATATACATTATATATATAATTAAGGGGCTTAACTGCCCCTTTTTTATTGTGTGTATAGTGTGTATTTAAATGTGTAATATATATCACTTTTTTTGATTTAATTATTAAAGTTTCATGCAAATTGTTTTCATTCTTTTGTATATAAATCAATGATTTGAGTGAAAACGGATGTAAAGCATACTTTACAATCAATGAATAATTATTTCAACACCATGTCTTTGATCCCATCTATCTTGATGCCAAAACCATATCCGTCTGTAAGCTTCTACTCGATCATGCCGTCTTTTGCTTTTGTTTGACACTCTCATTTTTACATAGCGCCTATGCATACGCGCCATAGCCCATTTAGCATTGCATTGATATACAATCATTTATGACACCATAACATATCACTTAATATAGTGATCGCCTGTATTGCTATTAAGGCCAATCATATCAACCTTATCTTGATCCCATGAAGTTGTTTCATCGGAATCATAATAGCGTTCCTCATAAAGCTTATTCTTTTTATTACCCCAAATCTTTTCGTAATTCTCATCATATAAGCTTTTTTGTTTAAGCTTATTAGTTGATCCTTTACCAGCTTCACTATATTTACTCATCAATGACCTTTCTGTAAGTTTTTTTAATCCAATTAGCAAATAATATCAATTCATTGTTATCAGCGCAATGCTTCATTGTATTAGCTTTATGGCTCATAACTTGGACATTGCCTTTAATATAACCTTTAGTGTTATCAATGCGATCTAGTGAAGGTGAGCATCCGCGAGGGCCACCGCTAGAGCTTCCAGCAGAAAGAGGGATTTTTAATACAGGACATACTTTAGGAATAACTACATCGGATAATTCTAAATTAAATTCAATACCTTTTTTCTTGGCTCTATATCTAGCCTGACCTAAAAGGACTAATGCGCGATTATTTTCTCGGTATTTTTGACAATAAGCTTGATGTTTTATCTTATCTTTTGCCATTTATTTTTTAGATTTAATCCACTCATAAATTCTAATGCAATACCAAACTATTGATAAGATTGCCGCAATAGCTGGTAAAAATTTCATAACAGTTCCTAAAACTGTAACTCCCGAAACTGTATCTAATACATGCTTCGTGTGTTCTTGCATATCCATATTATTTCTTTCTACTAATTAATAAGATGCTTTTCAATAGCCAGGTAAAGGCTACCATCATTGTTGCCGCTAGATATATAAGCAACAGAGCCATCAGATAGTAAAATAACCAAATAATTTTTACCATCGTAGTAATCAGTGCCAACATCTTTGATTGTTTTATTTTGTAGAAAATTAAAGTGATCATCAATGGTTTCATGGGAATTTTGCATTCAAACTTTCTATCACTATTTCAGGACTGACAAATTTGTTAGCATCATGTTCCGTTTGTTCCCACCATAAGAATTGGTTTTGAACCAAATTATTTCGATCCTTTAAAAGATTAATATTTTCAGGGTGTCCAAATATCAGAGGATCAGAAACCGACCATAATACTATACCATATTTTTGTTTATCCCAAGAAAAATGTTGAAAAAAAGAATCGCAACTTATCCATGTTTTGCATTGATTAACAAGTTTTCCAAGCTCATCAAGCGATAAGTTTTTTCTAAAGTCATCGACTAATTGTTCTTCACCTTCTATGCCTACTTGAACTATTGGTTCTTTAATTAGTCTAATGAGTTCCTTCCAGTAAGGATAATTTTTTGCATTAGTTTTTCCGCTTCGCAAAGCTTTAGCATAAGGACTAATAATAATCATAGATACATTTTCCTATATGCATTCTCTAAACTATCAGTCCATTTCCATTGCGCCATTTTTCTATAAATATTCCATTGATCTATATCACCAAATAAAGCTTTAGCTTCAGCAATTGATCTGCCTGGCACTATGTCAGGATAACAAGTAAAGACTTCCGCATTTGTAATGTCAGGCATTACATGACTAAATACAATATGATCTCCCATGCCGCAATTAAGCACTACAATCTTTTTGTCTTTATAAGCAATTGTATTTCTAAAAACTAATTCATCTTGCTCATATAGTTTTTGATTTGTTTCTGATCTGATACCGCCATTAGGATTTTTAAGATGCCAACTAACTGCATTAGGCACTGCAAGAATTTTATACCCTTTTAGGTATAGGCCATAAGTAAATAAAGTTTCTTCTCTATGCGCTACCCTTGAAAGGCCTGTATTGTAATCATGCACCCCAGCTCTATAAAGAAAAGAACAATGAAGATGCTCAACTTCTTTGACCTTGTGAATAAATGACCATTGAATGTTAGGCTCTGTATTTATATTTTCTATTTTGCCTGTAGGTTTAAAGTTTTCAAATTGTAATGGCGGAGTTAGTATTGCGCCGCCTACTGCACCTACTTTTTTGCTTGTGTAATTAAATAGAGTTTGTAAGACATTGGGTTCGGGTATTGCATCATCATCAACTCGCCATACCCAATCAAAGCCCATAGTGTTAGCCATTTGATGAATATGATGCTGACCTTTTTTTTGAGCATATAACCATTCCCATTGAATGCCTTTAATATCTAGCATTTGGAAAAAGTAGCTATACACTAATTCATTTCGCATATCTTGTGGCTCATCATTGTCATCAAAAATAATGAGCTTATCAACTTTTTTTGTCTGATTAATTATAGCGTTAAGCGTTAAAGGTAAAGTAGTTTGATAACGACCTCTTGTTGCTACCGAGCAAAGAACCTTATCCACGATCCCACCGCATGATCATAAGATTAAATTTATTAGCATTATTAATTTCAGGTAAAGTTTCTGAAATATAACCATGCTCATTAATATAATTAAATTGGAAGTCAGGAAAGTGTGATTCGTTTAAGCCATGAAGCTTATGATGTTCGCCCCAAAATCCTACAGGCTCATTATGCGGAGTGGTTAAAAGAAGCCTTCTACAATGATTCTTTAGCATTTGAGCTATCTCTAATCCGTTATCAAGATGCTCAATCAATTCAAAAGCAATTATAGTGTCGTATTGAGCTAAAGGATAGGTGTTAATATCAGCGTTAGTAAAAGATGCGTTTAAGCCCCATTCCTGTTCGCGTGCGACCTCTATAATAAGAGGATCGTAATCTAAACCTATATAGTTTGAATTATTAGGAAGGAATTGAGAGCCATAACCTGTAGAGCAACCTATTTCAAGAATATTCTTACCTAATAGATTGCGGTTAGCCCAAAGATAACGAGTGGCTTCTCTAGGATAGACGGGATCGCCTTTGAGAAAAACCGCTCGCTCATAATTATTTGTAAGTAAAAATCTGTAATGATTTGGATCATGCTTCTTAAAGTATGCCAAAGCATCTTGTGTTATCTTGTCCATTATTTTCCTCTATGCAGGATAAATTAAAAATACCCTATCATTTAAAGTTAAGCCTGTAGCAAAAACAACTGAAGTTCCGCTTGTAACTGTTACATCAGTTCCGTTGTCCATAATAACACCATTTACTGATACTTGTATTTTTCCACTTGTATAAGTTGCTGAAGTCGTAAATGTAGTTTGAGAAGCAGTCGCATCAAACTCATCATAAGTTAATGTTCCCCCGCCCGCGCCACTGTATCCTGAAAAACCTGAAAAGCCTGATATACCACTTCCTGAATATCCTGAAAAACCGCTAATGCCCGATCCTGAATAGCCACTATAACCGCTAAATCCTGAAGCGCCATTAGCTCCACTAAATCCACTTATACCTGAAAATCCATTGATACCACTATAACCTGACAAACCTTGAGCGCCACTAAAACCGCTAAAGCCACTTATACCACTAGCACCTTCAGCGCCCGAATAGCCACTAAAGCCTGAAGCACCATTCGTTCCGTTTGTGCCTGAATATCCACTAAAACCACTTGCGCCATCAGCTCCACTCATACCTGAATAGCCACTGAATCCACTTGCACCAACCTCGCCGCTATATCCACTGAAGCCTGATGCACCATTAGCGCCACTAAAACCTGAAGTGCCACTTGCACCATTAATACCTGAATAACCTGAATCACCTTGTAATCCACTGTATCCACTAAAGCCACTGTAACCTGAAAGACCAGGCGTTCCTACTTCACCGCTATATCCTGAAAAGCCTGATTGACCTGTAGCTCCACTGTAACCACTAAAACCTGATATACCACTATAACCACTATAGCCTGAATCACCAACTAAACCTGAATAGCCACTGTATCCTGAATAGCCTGAAAGACCTGGACTTCCTATTTCACCGCTATAGCCTGAAAATCCGCTAGTTCCTTGCGCGCCACTAAAGCCGCTATAACCTGAAAATCCACTGTAGCCACTAAACCCTGATACACCATTAACAAGAGCAAATATTAAATCTTGATTACTAGAAAAACCTGTAGTTCCTGTGCCTGCACTTGAAATTAAAGTAACAGGATATTCCCAATAAGAAGTAGCAGTGCCAGGATTATAATTAATAGGCATTGCATTAATTTCCCAAGTTTGAGAATTAACACTTGAACTTTTATCTTGAATAACAAATTGTTCGGTTACTTTTAATAATGCTAAATAAATATCAATATCATCATTATTTTTATCAAGATGTGAAACATTAACTGCCGTAGAACTTATTTGAGTTACATTATTCCAACCAATAGCACCATCGCCTGGATAGCCTGAAGTTGATCCTGTGTGAGCGTCATATTCAAAAAAGCTTGATGATGCTCCAGGCGTTCCGCTATAGCCTGAATATCCTGATAACCCACTTGCGCCACTAAATCCACTATCACCGCTATATCCACTTATACCACTAAAGCCACTATAACCGCTTATACCGCTTACACCTACTTCACCTGACCATCCACTGAATCCTGAATCACCTGAAGCACCGACCTCACCTGAAAAACCACTATAGCCACTAAAGCCTGAAATGCCACTTGCACCGCTAAAGCCTGATATTCCGCTCCAGCCACTAAAGCCTGATATACCTGAAGCGCCAACCTCGCCTGAATAACCGCTAAAGCCTGAATGGCCTGAAGCACCATCTTGACCTGAATAACCTGATTCACCATTGATGCCGCTAAAACCTGATATGCCTGAATAACCTGATATGCCACTCCAGCCACTAATACCTGAATAGCCACTAAAACCACTGATACCTGAATCACCACTAAATCCGCTTATACCGCTATCACCGCTATATCCGCTAATACCACTGTCGCCACTCCATCCGCTTATGCCTGAATAGCCACTATAGCCTGATTCGCCTGACCAGCCTGATATACCACTGAAGCCATTAATTCCACTGTAGCCACTTAAACCATTGATGCCACTAAAACCTGACCATCCTGATATTCCGCTATCACCGCTCCAACCGCTAATGCCGCTATCGCCACTAAATCCTGAAATACCGCTATCACCCGAATAACCACTTATTCCGCTATAGCCACTAAATCCACTAATACCGCTTGCGCCTGATTCACCGCTATAACCTGATATGCCTGACGCACCTGAATAGCCTGATATGCCGCTAAAGCCTGACCAGCCGCTTACGCCACTTCCGCTATATCCTGAAAATCCTGATATACCGCTATCGCCCGAAAAGCCTGATATTCCTGAATCACCGCTAAAGCCGCTAATGCCGCTATCGCCTGAATAGCCACTATAACCACTAATGCCTGAATCACCTGACCAACCACTAATGCCACTAAATCCACTATAGCCGCTTATACCCGAATCACCTGACCAACCTGATATGCCACTATCACCTGACCAACCGCTGATTCCGCTAAAGCCACTTATACCTGAATCGCCGCTATAACCTGATATACCGCTATAGCCACTAAAACCTGATATACCACTAGCGCCAGGTGGCCCTACAATTTGACCTACATTAACCCAACTTGATCCATCCCATACATATAAATCGCCATCGGATTCTACAATGTATGCATCATTTAAATTTGCGCTTGGTGGTAAAGATGCGGGAGTTAAAACAGTGCCAATAATATTAATTGATGTGCCTTGTTGGCCACTATAACCTGAAAAACCACTATAACCTGAAATGCCACTAAATCCACTTATGCCTGAAAATCCTGATATACCTGAATCGCCACTAAAACCTGATATACCACTCCATCCTGATATACCACTAAAGCCGCTTATGCCACTTGCACCGCTCCAACCTGATATACCTGAATATCCACTTATACCACTATCGCCTGAATAACCACTTATTCCTGAAAAACCTGAATAACCGCTTATGCCGCTAAAACCGCTTGTGCCAATTCCTGAAAAACCTGAATATCCTGAATATCCTGAATAGCCTGATTGACCTGAAGCGCCTGTTACACCGCGATCAACAACAACAGTCGTAGCAGGTGTAGGTGTTACTTCAACATTAAGAGTAGTGCCTTGAGATAAGGTTACATCGGTAGCATTAACCGATACCGATATATCATTAGCGGGTGCGGGTGTAATCGATAATGTAGCCATGATTAATTAATCACGCCATCAGAACGAACCAAGAATAATAAGAAAATAATAGAATCTTGTGCGGGTGTTGAGCCTACCGCTGGAAATGATATTTTAATGCGACCTGAAAATCCTACACAATTTTGAGCATTAATATCTAATTGAGGATCGGAAGCTATAACGCCCCATGAGCCTTCATCAATGACAAGTGTAAATGTGCCTGCGGCATCAACTCTATTTGTAATAGTAAGAGGGACTGCGGAAGGTGCTGGAGTGTAATCAGCTATATCAAAAGTTAAGCCGTAACGACTATCTCTAATATTTGTTACATTCCTACGGATAATAGAAGCTGAAATTGTAGCGCCTGTTAAATCAACAGGAAGATTATTGGAAGCAAATACAAGATTCCAATAAGTTTGTTGGTTATAAACTAACTCGCCAGCAATAATTGGGTTGTCAAAACCACTTACTTGAGCCAGTGTATTTTTGTTAAAGATAGCCATGTTTTCCTCACTAGGTAATTAACGCCCCTATATCCTTACAGAAGGCGAATGGTCTTATCTTATTAGATAGGTTATTCTACCTGTATTTTACTTTGTTGCCAACTATTCCGTTATTTCAGGCAGTTCAGGTTCTATCGGTTCAGGTTCAATTGGTTTTGGCACACATTCTTTTATTTCAGTATTGTAATACCATAAATCTTGAACGCAGGCATCATCACAATCAATCCAAAACAATGCAGGATTGACTTCAAAAGTTTGTGTTGTGACTTCCGCGCAACGATAGCCAGTTGTGCCATCAAAATTTACTACTGGTTCGTTAGAACTAATCAATGCTTTTTTCATATTAATACTCCACAATAACTACGCCAGCCGCGCCAGCACCGCCTGAATTAGCCGTGTTAGACCAAGCACCACTTCCTCCACCACCATATGCGCCACCGCTTAACCCAGCGCCAGTATTAAAACCTCTAGCTGGCGCACCACCACCAAGAATTGATGCACCACCACTTGTTCCACTTTGAGTGCCTCCAGCACCACCACCACCTGTAATATTTAAATTGCCACCAGATCCTGCTCCACCTGCACCACCAGCACCGCCGCCAGTGGTTGTACCACCAACTGTTCCATTGCTACCACCAGTTGCAGAACAATACGCGCCAAAAGATGATGTCCCGCCAGCACCGCCAACAGTTACTGTAACAGTGCTAGCAGGTGTCAGCCCTGAAATAATTTCAATTGCCGCACCACCACCACCACCGCCACCACCACTAAAACCAGTGGCAGATGAAGAACCACCATTACCTCCACCACCAACCACTGTGACTTTAACTTTTGTAATGCCAGCAGGGACAGTAAAAGTGCCGCTTGATGCAAAGACTTGCATATTGCTAAAACCGCCAGCCGCAGGTGTAGCATAAACTAAAGCTGAACCATTTGATTGTAAAATTTGACCATTTGTGCCAACTGATGTTAAACCAGTTCCGCCATTGCCTATAGGCAAAGTGCCTGTAACCGCAGTTGTTAAACTAGCTTGTCCTGAAGTATTTACCTTATTGGCAAATTGACTTAAATTAAATGCTTGTGTCATCTTTTCCCCTTATGCCGCACCTGCGCGAGCGAATGTTTGTTGTTGAATTATAAACGATTCTGTAGGACTATTAGTTAATGTATAGCTATTAGTAGAAGTCGTATAATCCACACCGCCTTCATATAATACACCATTTGCATAAATTCCTAAAGCTCCGCTTGTAAAATTAAATGAATAAAAAATTTGTCCTATATTAGCAAAAGTAATAACATTTTGCGGAGTGCCTGTAGGTGTTGTCGTATTATTTGCGCTAAATTGAATAATAGTTAAAAGCCCATCGGATACGGCTGGGGTAATAGTATAAGTATTGCCTACAATATCAAAATCAGAATCAGGCACTATAGTTCCGTTATAGAAAGGAAGCTCGTAACCTGAATTAAATTTCCAATCAGTAGGTGTATAAGTTGAAGTTGAAGTGAGTGTATCTTCAAATCGACTAAACACAGGATAGCTTGATCCTGAAGCTCTATAAGTATATATAGGATCGCCAGCCGTTAATGATGTAGGTGAAGTAGTAAATGTAATAGTTGCCGTTCCGTAATTAACACTTGATACAGTATATTGAGTTGGCGTGCCAGTATTACTAAAAGTCATAATATCGCCTGCTCTTATTAACTGATAAGGCATTTGAGCAATATTCCAAGTAACATCCGCACCTGATACAGTTGCTACATTAAGATAAGTATTATCATAATAATTGCCACTAGATATAGCTCTCATTGAATAAATAGTTATGACATCATTTAATGTAGCGCCTGTGCTTAAAGTAACTGTGCCTGTAGCGCCACCTGTATCTGTGTATTCTGTTTCAGATAATAAACAACCATTTTGAAATACTAGGCATTGACCTTGAATATAAGTTGCGGCTCTTGTTACTGAAAAAACTGTTTGACCGCTTGTTGCAGTAAAATAAGCAATAGTCATAAAGAAGTCATCAGGTGTAGTAAAGCCTACCACTCGACCATAAATATCGACTGTAATTGTTGCGGCTGATCCTGTAAAAGTAGAAGGCCCACCAAAATCTAGGAATTCATCTAAAGACGCTATTAATTGGCCATCGCCTGTATTAGATACTTTAACTTGACCTGTGCCTGTTGTTGTCGTTCCTGTAGTAATTAATTGACCTGTCTTATTATCAAGATCAATAATATTAGTGCCATTAGGTAAAGCTGACCATAATCTAGGATCAAAGTCTGCAAAAGTAGTTGGCACAAATTGACCTGTGCCTGAAGCAAAATCAGCAAAGTCTGTATCAAAGCTAAACTTGCGACCTGTTCTATTAATAAAGCATAAGAATTTATTAGTACCAAAAGCAGGATCAGCTAGATACCATTTATAGTCGGCAGGGTTAGTTGAAGGGCTTGTAGAGCTATTATTATAAAGACCATAATAAAGCCTATTTGTAGGGCTTAAATTAAAATTAGTTAATCCATCAATGCTATCTGCATAAGCTACAGAAACAAATTTTTCTGTATATTGGAATGTTGTAGGTCGCCAAGTAAGTTTTGTTGATGCTAGTGAATAGTTACTATTAGCTAAATTATTAACCATGCGAGTAAAGAAATACCAATCGCCTGCGGGTATATTAAACAATTGAACATCAGGCATAAAACTATTAACAATATAAGGACTTCCGCCTGGTTGCACTTCAGTCGTTCCTGCAAATATAAGTTGATCGTCTGTAGGATATTGATAAGCTGAATAGTAAATTTCTGCATATTCAGAAATACCCGCACTTGAAGTTTGTATTCTTAATGTAAATGCAGGATTAGTAATAGATGGAAATTGAGCGGTTATAGTAGGTGGATAAACTGTGCCAAAAGTTGTAGGGCTAGAAAGTCCTGTATTGGGAGCAGGTGTAAATTGAGTAACATTATAATCATCATAAACCGCAGGATTATATTCGGATAAATTTAATGAAGCCGTTACAGCTCCGTTATCACCAAATTTTTCAACTACTTTTAATATTCTAAATAGTTTAGCTGACCAACCATAGTTAGTATTAGTTACAGTAACAATATCGCCTGCTTCTAATTCAAGCCCAATATAATTAATTTCGCATTGAATTTGTAAATCTTCCCTTGCCGCTTCTAGCATACGATTGGCAATGTATTGAGCCGTTATAGAATTGTTAGTTAAATAAAGGCTAACTGATTGTTTATTAATAGGCTCATTAGGAAACATTAAAGATGGATTAAGCACTGCTAAATCAAAAGTTGCGGCATTAAATGAATCTTGTTGATCGCCATCAGGAAATTTTGTTTCAATAATATTAAATGAGTTTGAAATATCAATAGGACTAACTGTAATAGCGCCAATTATATTGCTATCATTAATATCCATAGCTACAGTATAAGTTGGGCTTTGAACAATCACACCCCAAAGACCTGTGATTTCATTGTATTTAACCAAACAATCGCAACAATCAGCCATTGATTGAATATTTTTCATTATTTTTTGCGCTGTATCTAATTGGCCATTAAATGCAAATCTTGATATAGTTGATGATCCACCTGTGTAAGTTGTAAAGCCGATGGGAGCATTAGAGTAAGAATTTAAAGCAGTTAAACTTGCAGTATCAATACTAGCTAAAGGAATTGATGCACCATAACGAGTAGAAGTTAAATAATCTAAAAAGCAATCGCCTGGAGCTGATCTAGCATTAGTTACTTCAAAATTAGTAGCAGATAAACCTACAAGATTTCTTGATTGTGAATATTTAAGTTTAATAATTGCAAAAGCGCAATTAGTCATTAATTTATTATTATCCCATTTATAAATAAGATTAGGATCATTCATAATTGTTATAGCTGATTGTGTGCTATTTGCAGGTTGGTTTGATCCATTTTTATAAAAATAAATATTCATATATCCTGAAATATCTTGATCTTGACCTGTGCTAGGATCGCGTAACTTAACGACTTTAGTTAAATCTGTTACATCAAATATACATTCTTTTCCGCCCCAATATACATCGCCAAAAGTTATATCGTCAGCACCGCCAACACTTGATGATTCTGTATTAGTCACTTCAGATAAAGCAAATACATAATAAAGTGTTTGATTATCACTTGTAATAGAAAGGTCTGTAATAATACCGCCTACCCAAGCATGGCCATAGATTACAGGAAGTTTATTATTTCCAGCAGGCGGAGTTTGTGCGCGAGAACCAGGATTAGGTTCAGGTTGTTGTTGATTAGATAAGCTTGGTGGGCTAGGTGCAAATACTTTTGACAGCACTGTAGATACAATCATTGAAATTGCAAAACTAATTGGATCAAACCCACCTGCAAAAGATTTTACAACTGCTGAAACTACTTTACTCATTAATTAATTTCCCAATGATATTCTATTAATTTCATTCCATATCTTTCAAATTTTAAATCACCATAAGATGATATTGTAGCTTGATTGATTTCCCTTTTTCTTAATAATTCTTTTGCTATTTTGGTATATTCTTTAATTAATTTAGTAATAACAAATTTGTTATATCCATGCAACATAACTTCTTGTAATTGAATACTTTTATCATTCCAAAAACAATGGCTTTTATATGCTACAAGAATTCCTGTTTGTTTATCATCAATTAATACAAATCCTTGCCCTGCTATTATATCTGTAATTAGTTGCGTTACATAAGTTTTAGACCAGTCTAATGGGCTTCCCTTTAATTGAGTATCTGTCTTTATAGCAAAGTCTTTTAAAAGTTCTACTATCTTATCTATATCGTATTTATTAGCTTGTCTTATCAAGTTCTATACACAGTTGGATCTTTGTCTTTGCCAAAGAAGTAATTAATATTTTGAATAACAGCAACTCTATCCATTGAAGTATCGCCAGCCGCAAAAAATTGCCATGAATTGTTATTGGTATATCTTCCTGAAGTTCCGTTTTGTAAAATAATTTGTATGCTTGATGCAGTTACATTAATAATACCAAAATACATTTTACCTTCTTCAAACCA